TCCAGAAAGCTACCTTCGCCATGTCCTTGACGTCATAGCTGACTGGCCGGTCAACCGGGTCAGCGAGCTGCTACCCTGGCGCATCACACTGCCAACTGAATAACTCATCCCCGTCAATACGGTTCTCGCTGTACGCTTACGCTAAAAGCCTTGCTGATATTCTTGATTTAATGACTAAGATACTTAACAGTAAGCCAGTGGCAGCAGCCGCAGCCGCTACGAGTAAGCAGGGTATACAGGCAATACAGGAATACCAAAAACAGTACCAACAGCAGATACAAAAAAACTCTTCTATCTATGGTGCTCAGATGGTAGAAGATCAGCAGAAGCAACAAGAAGCTAATAACAAAACCTTTGAGAATCTTTTAGCTAATCTTGATGCCGCACATAATCTACTTGATAAACAGAAAGAAGAATACAATAAAGGCTCAGATAGAAGTGTTATTGATACAGCGTTGAAACCTTATCTTTCAGCTAAGCAGAAGACACAAGCACAGATTAATACACTTGATGCTACTCACAAACAATTACGAGCAACAATTAAAGATTCTTTAGTACGTGCATATAAGGGTGATGAAGCGGCAATGAATGCCGATTTAGCTAAACTTGATGAAGGTTATAAAGCTAACCGAGAGAAGTTAGTAAAAAGCCTAACAGCCGATGAAGATAAAGCACGTGAAGATAAAGCTAAGAAAGATGAAGCAGCAGCCAAGAAAGCACAAGCCGCACAAGATAAACTTAATGAACAAACTAAAAGAGCAAAAGCACTATTAGAACAAACTCTATCACAGATCGGTACTAACGAAGCTCAGATACGTATTACTCGTTTTAACTATGAACAAGATGAAATTGAAAAACGTATCAGTACAGCAGGTAAAATAGCTGGTAAGAGTGAAACTGAAATTACAGCAATGTTAGATCAGCAATATAAAAGCCGTGCGACTAAGTACAAAACTATGGTTGATGAAATGCTTGCTGAAACAGACCGTTTAAAACAAGCACAAAACATTGCCGCAATTGCCAGTGATCCGAATGCCACACCAGAGGCTAAAGCCAAAGCAGCAGCAGCGGGTAAGACATGGACAGGTGGCACAGCAAGTCAGGGATTAGGGTATACAAACCCATTAGACTTCTCACCAGATCCAACGAAAGTACAGCAAGTAAACACTGAACAGCAAGAGAACCAGGATGGGGCTAAAGCTCTATACGATGCCAAAGTAATTGGGTTCCAGGAGTACCAGGATCAGCTAACAGCGATTCAGGCCAACGCCGATATGAAACGTGGCCGATTAACCGCAGACGCACTAACCAGTACTTTAGGTATGTGGCAAGCTGGGGCAGGTGATGTAGGAACTATCATGGCTGGGGTTTTCGGTGAGTCATCAGCAGCGGCTAAGGCAGCTTTTGCCATAAGTAAAGGTATTGCCATTGCTCAGGCAGTGATCAACATCCAGCAGGGCATATCCGAAGCAATCAAACTTGGGTGGCCTATGGGGATCGCAGCAGGTCTACAGGTAGCAGCTCAAGGTGCGTCCATTGTCCGTACTATTAAAGGTACAGCTATTCAGGGGCAAGCCCATGATGGTTGGGATTCACTACCAAGTACTGGTACATACAATCTTGAAAAAGGTGAACGTGTAGTAGGTAAATCACTAAACCAGGATTTAACAAAATACTTGAGTAATCAGGATGGTAGTAAATCAGGTGATATTAAGATTGACGCACCGTTAATTATTAATAGTAATGGTCAAATCTCAGATTCAGATTTCCAAAAGATGTGTGATAAACACGCTGATACTATTGTTCAGGCAACACGTAAATCTCAGAAGAATAACGTATAAATATCATATAGCCCACATGGATTGTGGGCTAACTATTAAAGGAATAATAATATGTTAAATAGCACTCTTATTAGTGAGTTCATGTTAACGGACAATATACCGCAATACCAAAACCAAACATGGACAGGTGAAACTATTACACGTGTTGTTGGTTCGCAGTACTTTACCCTTAGTTTCAAAGTTACCTTGAACAAGATGAACCGTGCTGAACTCGCTAACTTCTATGCTCTATATGGTCAGGGCAAACCGTTCTCTATGCCTCTTGGATGGTGGAGTACATACAACGGTACTCAAACATCACAAGTACAGGCAACAGCAGCAAGGGCAGCGGGGGCAACATCCATTGCCGTTAATGCTAATACACTTGAAGTTGGTACGTTAATTCAATTCAACGGACACAAGAAACTATACCGAATCATAGCCAACACTGGCAACGTGATTACTATCTTCCCTGGATTAATCAAAAACATCCAGCTTGGGGAAGTAATGAAATATGACAATATTCAAGGTTCATTTATTCTTACACCACAGAACGCAGCATATCAGATGCCAAGTACAAACATTATGGAAGTGACAATAAATGCAACTGAAAACATCAGAGGTTAATTTATGTCTATTCCAAGCAATGTACTAACTAATGCGGATCTTGTCGCGTACTGGAACCTTACACGAGGCGATAACAAAACCGTACTAACAGAAAAAGAACTATATCAATGTGGTGTTATGGTAAAGCTAATAGATGTACTTCCACCTACCGGAAGTAACATATATCTAACTGATGCCATTGCCGATCAAAACTATAATGGGATTAACTATAAGTCTGTACCTGATTTCCTTGATTCATCATTTGCTAACTATGTAGAAAAGAACCAAATTAATAATAACGGTACTTCTTTAAAAGTAAGTAATGTAAGCCAGGATTATCTATCTATGGCGTTACGTGGATTGTGGAATGATGCAAAAGTTAATATCTGGATGGGAATTGTTAACCCAGCTACAGGAGGTATTTTATATGCCTATCGTATGTTTAGTGGTTACATTGATTGCTTTAGTTCAGACTTTAACAACACAGCAGGTAATACCACAAATGAAACAACAGTAAATCTAAATTCATTGTGGAAGAAGTTAGACCAAACACAACGCCTGTTATCAAGTACATCAGTACACCAATCATTGCACACTGGTGATAAGTTCTTTGACCTAATCGGAATACTAAATAGTTCAGAGCAATTCTGGAAGAGTAGCAAGAAATAATGAAAAACGGATTTATAACAGAGTACCTAAGTGGTTTAGTTGGTGAACCTTTAGTGTACGGTACAAATGATTGTCATATCATGGTGCTAACAGTAATTGATATGATTACAGGTAGTAATTACCGTGATGAAATCTATCAGAAATACACAACACCAACAGCAGGTAGAAAATACGCAAAAGCAAACTGTAGTTATTCTACTCTACATCTATTGTGTAAAGAAAAAGGCGAATTAGTAACTGAACCACTTGATGGGGATATCATCATTTCGTCAGGTCACAGTACCGTTTATTGGCGTGGGAAAGTAGTAATTTTATCAGAAGATAAATCTAACTATATCGTTTCTCAATACATCCCAAATGAAAAAGACAAAATATACAGATTTAAAGGGGAATAACTATGGCAGTAGCAGCAGTTGCCGTAGCTATTATCGCAGGGGCATCAGCAGCGGCAGCAGCATACGCAGCAGGTTTAGCTTTAGCAGCAGTAGTAGCTATAGGTATTGGTACAGCAGCACTATCTTACATTAGTTCATCACAGATGATGAATGTAGGCCAAATGGGGGTAACGTATCCGAGTACGGGTAGTAACAATGCCCGATCAACATCACCAAGTACTGGAATACCGATTTCATACGGCGGTTCTAACCGCAACGCAACAGAGGTAGCTTATAACAAGTTAGGCTCTATCGTCGTATGGCAGAACGTCTATAAAGGTACTTCAAATCAGTTATGTACGGTTCACGCGATCAGTATCGGTGAAATCGGGCAAGTACCAGGGGAACAATCACAAGGCGTAATCAAGCAGATCTTTTTTGATAATGCTCCGGTACTCATGGATGGTGCGTACATCACCACAGAGGGGATCGTGCCTACCTCAATGATGATTGAGAAGTACCGCAAATACTTACAGATTGAGATACGTTTCGGTAAGCCGTCCTACGGTGGTTCTATGACGCTTGCCCGTCAATATGGCGGTAGTCAATGGACTGACAACATGCGTGGTGATGGTCTTGTACAGATCTGTACCGTAATCAAGAAAACCAATGATTCATTGATTGATGGGATTCTAACGAACCAGAACTATACATTATCGGTAGAAATGCGTGGACGTATGATCTATGACTTAACTGATAATGTACGTAAACCAAGTTCAAACCCACCAAGCCAACTATATGACTTTATCACTAATACAGAATTTGGTTTTGGGCTTGATCCTAATGATATTGATATAACCAGTTTCCGTAATATGGCAAACTATTGTGCTCAGAATCATTTCTATTCCAATGGTAATATTCAATATGATAAATCCTTTAAGGAAAACATTGAAAATATTCTACAAACATTTGGTGGTGTACTTTATGAATCAAACGGTAAGTACTATCTAACCGTTGATGCTCCAGATATTCCAAGTGTACATTTTGATGAAACAAATATTATTGGCAGTGTGAATATCACAACGGGTTCTAAGTCTGACTATTTTAATACAATGGACAGTACCTATACAAACCCAGGTAATGACTATTCACAAGATATTATCCGTTATCCAAGTGATGCCATTAGTAACGCATCCATTGCTAAAGATGGTTATATTATCAAGAAGGATTTAAACTATCTTTGGGTACAGGATAAAAATCAGCTTGCTATTCTTAGTAACATTGAATTGCTAAAATCTAAGTACATTACGAACACGATTACTTTCAATACCTATGTAACAGATATGAAAGTATATGATGTGTTTACAATTGATTTTAAAGAAGCTGGATTTAGTAATAAAAAGTACAGATGTATTCAACGTACTGTACCAATGACCGTAGATAAAGCAGGCATTATCCAGATCACCGCGATTTCATATGATGATGGTATATATCAAGGAAAAGATCCGGGACAATTCCCACAAGATGGATTGACCAATCTACCTAACCCAACATACGTAGAACCGCCAAGTAACCTACAGGCTCAACGTTTAGGGGCAACGGCATCAGGTAACACCGTTCTATTAACATGGGATCTTAGTCAGGATACAACTGTACGTGGTTATAAGATTCGTTATAAACGCAGTGATTCCAGTGTTTGGATCAGCATTGGTAACGTAGGGCAGTACTCTACAAGTTTTGAGATATTAAATCTTCTATATGGGGTACAGTACGATTTTGCTATTGAGGCGTATAACACATTAGGTTATTCATCGGATTTAGTAGCTATCTATAATCAAACACCACAAGTTATATTCGCATTACCGAAGATTACTAACCTTGATATGGTGAATGATGATGTAGGTTTAAACCAGACTTATGCTCAAGATTTTATTTTACGTTGGGATGATCAGGCTAACATAGCCGTAAATGGTAAAACATTTGCTGATTTCTTCAAACATTATGAAATTCGTGTGTATGACCGATACAGGAACTACATCACATCGTACTACACCACTACAAGCAACTGGACGTACTCATATTCAATGAATACCAGTGATGGCCTTAGCCGTTACCGTGTGTTTGGGATCATCGCTCATGGTTGGGGTACTGGTATCTATAGTGAAGAAGTTCAGATTGAAGTTAGTAACCCACAACATCCACAGTTGTTAGGTGTAAATTTGAAGAGTGGTTATGATTCCGTGTTCATTGACTGGACTGAATCAAACGTACCGGATTATGCGGGAATCGTTCTGCAAATCGCACTTGATGAGGGTTTTAGCTCAGGGTCGAAGTACTTTAGCAGTGCTAACCGTTATTCAGCATCGTTTGGTATTGAAGATGGTTCATGGTTCGCACGAGTAGCAGCCTATGACGTGTTCGGACAGGATGAATTGGTATGGTCGCCTACTATCGGTTTTAACCAGAACACGAAGGTTCCTTACAGCAAATTGAACGAAGATGTTATTGATGGCCTACTTAACAGTGATACGGCTACTGGCATTGTTGAGAAACAGATCGTAGATGAACTTGGTTCACGCTGGCAGCTACAGGTATCAAACAACGGTAACGTAACGGGCATTGCTTTAGCCGCAGATGAAAAAACATCAGTGTTTACCGTAATGGCGGATCGCTTTAGTGTTATCAGTACGGACAGTGCCAAACTATCAGACAGGGTTTATCCGTTTGTGGTTCAGGGTGGTAAGACTTACATCAACTCAGCGGTGATAGCATCAGCGAGCATCAATGAGGCTATGATCAATAACCTTTCCGTTTCACGTGCGAAAATTCAGGATGCCGCAATAGACAACACGAAGATTGCCAATGCCGCTATACGTAATGCACATATCATGAATGGTGAAATTGACTCAGCGAAGATCAGCCAGCAGATACAATCCAGTAATTGGGATGGTACGAACGGTTGGATGATTAACAAGAACGGTACAGCCAACTTTGGTAACGCTACTATTCGCGGTACGATTTTTGCGAACAGCGGAGTACTCAACAACGTTACTATCAATGAAAACTGTAACATTCTTGGTACTCTAAGTGCCTCACGTATCGTAGGTGACATTTGCCGTCCTCAGTCTACAGGTATAGCATCAGTGCCGTTTATTTTCGGTTCACATACTGTATCAGGTGGTCAGGCCGCTAATGATCCAGTAGCTTACCAACACTATGTAGCGTTGCGTATACGTGGTGAAGATTTCGATCGTATCCTTGATAGTAATATGACTATCACACTTACTTCATTTGAGCGTCAGTACTTCTATATTCGTATGGGTGGTGATGGCATTGGTTTAACAAACTTAGCTTTCGTTGATGCTGGTAACAATGGACATAACACACCATATACTTTCCCAATCAATGGTATCTATGTACCTGCTGTTGGTCGTGGCAAGTGGAATTATATCTATGTTATGTGTACTACATCGCGTTCTGGTTTAGCTTCACTTAATGTACCTTCATTATTGAATGCGTTTATATATCGAGCGGGGGATCAACCTTTATATAATGCGTAATAAATACTATTACCAAAATATATAATATAGGGAAATTCTTAATGGATATTGGGACACTTCTTGCTCTGGTTATTAGTGGGTTAGGCGTTTTATATTCTATCTTCCGTGACAATACAAAGGATACTACTGATTTATTAAGTCGTGTATCCTACCTTGAAACTACCATTGCGGTACAAGATAGTAACATTACACGTCTAAGCGACGAACAAGACAAGATGAAAGAAACCTTGCGAAACCTTGAAATTCAAATTCACGAATTGGATATCAAACTTGAAAGGATTATTACTATTCTTGAACAATCAAAGCAGTAATTAAAAAGGGATAGTACCGTAATTGATACTATCCCTTTTTTTACTTATTAGTTAGTTGTGCGATCATCGCATTAACTCTATTTGGTGTCTGACGATACCATAAACTATCTTTTGCTTGTTTGATTGCTTCCGTGTAGTTGGCATCACGTAGTGCTTGAATCATCTTTTTAAACTTCATCGTTCCAGATAGGCCAAGTTGAAAAATCATGATGATCATGAAGTCTTGCCAATCTTTAGGAATGGTTAGGTTTAGTTTACTTAGCTGGCTTGTTGCTATGGCTATATCTTTATCAAGTAGTCGAAGTACTTCAATCTCATTAATACCATTATTGAAATTCTCGTTTGGTAGTACCTTATGTCCGTATCCTACGGTTAAGAATCCTTCACTATCTTTATATGGATAATACTTGTTGTTTCTAAAGTACCCCATACGTATTTGATATGCTCGTGAACCCTCATAATCTATGAGTCGTGTTTTTATATCCATTGAATAAATACCTTATGATAATTTTTATAAGGTATTTATATGGAAGCATGGCAATACAACGAAGATTGGAGCGAGAAGGAATTAACAAACGGAAGTTATGTAGGATTCGTGTACTTGTTCCAATTTGAAGATAACACAAGCTACATAGGCAGCAAACAGATGTACAAGAGAGTTAAGAATATTAAGAAACTAAAAGATAATTCAATAGAAAACGGATGGCGTGAGTATAGTTCAAGTTCAAAAATAGTTAATTCCAAGATTGAAGAAGGGTTGAATTATACTCGTACCATCTTGTGGGCTTTCCCTTCGATGAAAGAAACACTTTTTGTAGAAACAGCATTAATCATAAATGAAGGACTAAAAACGGGTAATCTAAACCTTGCCGTAATGCATAAGGCAAGATTACCGAGTGGGAAAGATGCTGTACGTATT